AAGTCGTAGGGAGCAAACAAAACATTCTTCAAAGAGTCAAGAAGATTCAACCTTATATATGATATAGTTCCAAAAGTTTTACCGGTGGTTTTGTCGGTGGTTGTGTTCCTTCCAAATCCCTTACGCTAACCATTGTTGCTGTATAAGCCGGATTCCTTGCCAAACTTATATGAACAAGGTCGCCGTCTTCTACGACTTGTAATGGATACTTACCCTCCCGTTGGACAGACCTTTTGTTCAACTTGAAACCGATTGACATGCCATCATATTCACCAGCGTCAATCAAAGCAACCATATCCCGTGTCCTTTGTGTTTCGGGCAACCGTAATCGGAAGTGCAATCCATAATCGTCGGGTGTTAGTTCCAATGTTCCCCGTCTTGTTCGTCCAACCCGGTCATTTTCATTGTGTTCGATACAAAAGAAAATATCTCTTGATTCAAGGCTGCGGTTGAAACAATCGGGTTTTAGGGTTTCCACAAACTCGCCAAGGTCAGCTGCCCGTAATGGTCGGCTTCTTTGATTCCAGACTGTGGCATAGCCCGACAAAGTTTTACCTTCGTCTTCAACTTTGGCTTTAGCATCTTCATTGCTTATGGCTCGTATTTCAAGTGTCATTAATCATACTCCTTACTTGTAGGTATCTATCTTCTGAGATTGACTTTTGTTCGGCAAGTAAATCCAAGGAACGCTCGCACCAAGCAGCCCCCAGCGTCTTGGCTTTCTCCTTCAAGCCAACAGACGCCAAACTTGGTGCAAGCACCTTGGCAACCCAATCCTTGTGGTTGGCATAAAACGCATCCATTGCATCAATCCATTCTTGGCTTTCCCTTTCTTGCTTTTTGTCGATCCTTCCGATTGCGTTCTGCTCTTTCGTTAGTATCCTTTCAACACAATCTTGTAGCAGTGGTTCGATATCAATGCTTCGTTGTGGTGTTTGTTCTGGTTGCGGTTGTGGTTCTTCATTCTGTTCAATCAAGTTGGCTGGATAGTATCGTTTGTCCCCTTCGGTGCCGATGCGTGGTCTATCCATCAAGTCAAAATATTCATTGGGCGTAATCAATCCATACGATAGTTCTTTGACCAATAGGTCCGTTTGGTCTTCCGGTTTGGAACGGGACATAGAACGAACATTGATTTTGGAATAGTAAACACCTCGTTCGTTTGTGTGGAACAACTTTCGATTGGCTTCGGTTTCTAACTGGATGATCCACCAGTGCAACGACCTATGGATATAGTTCAACATTGCCTCGGAATAATTTGCCCATGTGCTTCGTGCCTTGTTGTTCAGCCATACTTCGTCAAGGTGAAAGATAGAAGCTATCTGTGCATCGGTATAACCCTGTGCCGCTACCCATTGGGCTTGCTCCGGTGGCATGGCAAGATTGACCGGATGAAATTCGATACCCTCTTGAAACAGTGGTAGTTTCCCACTGTTTTGCCATCCTTTGACGCTATCAATAATCTTCCGAAGATTCTGTTCTGCTTCTTTGGTTAGGCGAGATGGGTGGCTAAAATATCCCCGGATTGCGGCGCCATCATCAAAAGCTTTGGTGGCATATTTTTTGCTGGACAATGCTACCCCTAATGACAAAGCATGGCGTTCTATCACCGATAATCCCTCGTAGCCACTTAGACTCAGTCCTTTGACATGGAACACTTGGTCGGGCGTTAGAACAGTCTCATTGTATTCATCATCACGGGCAACATACCATAGCCGACCGTTGTGCTTATGGACTGTTGTCCTATCGCTGGGAAGTAAGTGTAGGGCAATGGGTCGTCCATTGGCATATTCAATCCAAGAATAAGAGTTCCCCCATAGCAACACATTGGCGACCATTGCTTCCCGCCAAGCACTGTTGCTCATCCAATCGTTGGCATCAAACTTTAGTAAGCCATAGACCGGGTGTTCTGGTTGTTCCAATCTGTCTTTCATAACTTCCCATGGCATCGACGCAATGTCCCAAGCGATTCTTTCGACGCAAGTATTGATGGCTGATATGGTTAGCAGATTTTGCTCATTCACCCTTGTGGTTTTTCCACTGTCGGTAAACTGCAACCAAGGCAAGCCCGTGACCGTACTACTACGCTCCTCTGTTGGCTTGCTTTTGAATAGATTTTTNATGTAGTCCAGCATGTTATTATTTAGGCGACTGGGTCATATTCTTCATAGACACTACTTGTCAATGGCAACTTTTGGGAAACCGCTATGGCTTGGATCAAGGCAATGATGCCATCGACGCTGAATGGTGAATCTTTCATTGGTTTCATCGGTTTCCAATATCCGTCCTTGTTGGAAATCACCGCAGTGTTTTCCAACATCCACGACAAGCATTCGTTGCCATCGTGTTCCAAGTGTTTGTCCAACACCCAAGCTTCAAGCAGTGTTGTAGGTTCGTGAAAACTTTTTGCCCATTGATTGAAACCAACACATTCTATCCCGTCTTCCTCGGTGATCTCGGTGATGAAATGCTGGGCGCCCCATTCATCAAGACACACACAACGCAACCGATAATAAGATGCCAACTCATTGATTGTTCGTCGGACTTGGCGTAAGTCTATTGCGTTGCCTTCGGTTAGATTCAAGTGTCTCCTTTGAACCCACTTGCTTATCGGGATCATCCATTTCTTCTCCCGTTTCTTTGCGTTCTCTTCGGGAAGCCAAAAGTGTGGTTGAACAAACCACTTATCATCATGTGGGAACAATAAACACAAGCAAGTGAAATCAATACGGCTGGATATATCAAGTCCCGCATAGCATCTTGCGCCTTCCTCCGGTCGCCAATCACTTTCACAAGATGCCCATTCATGCACCGGTATCCAAGTTTCGGTCGCATGTGCTGACCATTGATTCAATGAATACCTACGGAAGTCAGCCATCTTGGTTGGATAGTTTTTCGCTCTTTCGTAGTCGGCTTTGAAATCAACTGGGTCGATAATGGCGCCCATACTTGGGTTGGCTTTTTTCCAGTTGTCGGGATTGCTGATATCATCCTTGGATGGTGTTTCATAGATAAGAGAAAAGTATGTCCAGTCGGTTTGATTCTTTTTGGCGAACTCGTATTCGTCCCAGCATACACCTTGTCGACTTGCTCCGGCTGTTGTGGTGATTAGCAGTAAAGGTTGCCAACGAGATCTACCTCCGGCTTCCAAAGATGCGTATAGTTTGGCATTGCTTGCGGCATGCAGTTCGTCGTAATGCAATAGGGACCAAGATAGTCCCTCAGACGCATCCGCATCCCTTGACAATGCTTGGTAGATTGAATCGGTTTCCCGGTGGTAGATAACACATGTGCTATCGATTATTTCGCAACCGACTTGGGATAACTCTTGACTTTGCCTTATGGTTCGTGCAGTTTCCCGAAAATTAATTCGGTCAGCGTGTTCCTTACTTGTGGCTACGGTGTATACGCCGGCGCCATGTTCGCCATCGGCAAACATGTGATACAACGACAAGCAACTGGCTATCTTTGATTTGCCATTCTTTTTTGCAATGAACAATAATGCCTTGCGGTACCTACGGCTACCATTGGGACGCTTCCAACTATACAAAGGCATGATAAAATCTTTGATTGTCCAGTCGAATAGTTTCACCTTTTGCCCAGCCCATTGACCAGTTGTATGAACACAAAAACTTTGGCAGAAATCTACCACCCTTTCCCCAGCATCGGGATCGTAGTAGCAACCCTCTTTGACTGCCAGTTCGTCCAGTTGATTTTTGATTGGTGGTTTGCTCATCATATTCTAAGAGCCACTTCCAACGCTTGCTCCTTTGTCCAACCTTTTTCCACGAAGTATTCAACGAGTTCCCTAACCGTTGCCGTATCCACTTCCTTACCAAGATTATTCACGGCAATCGAAAAGGCTTCTCGGGGCAGGAAGCCTTCGTCAAGAAATGTTTCGTATCTTGTTCTGAGGTGTTCTTGAACGGCTTCTAAATCGGGTTGGACTTCGTCATTATCGGTTGGTAGTTGTTCTAAGATTTTGGCAACCGCTTGGACAAGTTCGTCTTCGTCGTATTCACCTTGGACTTCTGTTATCTCGTTGTCTTCCAGCCAGACTTTGACCGGACCATGGGATAGATTCAAGATGTATGGTGCGTTCATTTTTGTACTCTCTGATTAAACTGCTGTAAGGGATTGGCAACGGGCTTATCAATCGTCACCCTTGTTCTTGCCGCCGGATTCAATCCAAAGGCACTGCCAAACTTATAGATGTAGTCGATGGCTTTGTTGCGCAACGGTCCAAACTTTGGATCGTCTTGGATCAACTTGGTGTATTGCGCAAGGTCGGCTACCGATTGGCAATAGACGGCAAGACTTGGCAAGTCGACTTCCCGTAGCACACTTTGTTGAACAAGGATTGGTGCGACCTTGCGCCATTCGGCTTTGGCTTCCTTCGTTAGCCATGTTGGTGGTGGTGGTGTCTTGGAAAGCCAGTTGCCTTCCGGTGCGGCTTGTAGTTTGATCCTACTTGGGTTGCCAAGTTTGGCTTGTAGCTTCGGGTCTTTTCTTGGTGTCGGCATAGGAATATCTATGCGCTTGATGGGGAAAAGTGATGCCCGAAGCCGCCGAAAAGAG